TAAGAAATAACCAGTCATCAAAGTGCTGTATCCAACTCATTACCATATTTAATTAAAGTCACAGCTATATCCTTTCGAAACCAGTCAAACGCTGTAAGGAGGAAAAAAACTAGTCTGTGAAAAGATCTATTAATCATATATAAAATAGTCCGTCTATAAAAAATCTAAAAAGAAGGAGATCTAATGTATATCTGAGGACTACATATATATATTAGGAGGAATCATTAACGAATGTATGAAGAGGATTCCAAGCACTCAAAACAGAAATCACATGTACCATTAGTCCGTGACTACCTAAAAGTTTATCGCAACAAAATGGGTTATTCAGCTGAATTCTTATCTAGAGAACTCGATGTATCTGCAGTCTACTACAGACAAATTGAAGGCGGACAAAGAGGTAAAAGGCTGCCTATTGAGTTAGTGATTAAACTAATCATATTGCTTCATGTGGAACCACTAGAGTTTCTAAAAGCAGAAGCCTCGTATTTAAGTTCATATGAAGAGCTTAATGGCATTAAGAAATACAAAAAGATTAGATGGTAACATAATCGCCATTTATCTTGTTATTCAAAATAAACATAGAATCAAAAATTTGATACAGAAAGGTGAAAAGATGTCATCAAAAGAAGGGTTTATACAGCTTACAAAAAAGTATCTGGATGATGCCGATGTAAGTATGACGACTAAGCAATCCTATGAAAGGATCCTTCAGCAATTTGTAGATTATGCCAACACACTGTCTGATTTACCAACTCGCAGTGACGTTATGGCTTATCGAGATCATCTTTTTAAACGCAAGCTAGAAGAAACGACCATTAAGTATCACCTGGTAGTGGTACGAAATTTCTACCGTTGGTATCATACGAACGGTCATGGAGCAAATCCATCGGAGGGGATTAAAAGTCCAAAGATTGAAAAGAAGTTTAAACGTGCGCATTTATCTGAAAGTGAATCCAGACAGTTATTAAAACTGGCTCAAATTAATTCAGATAAAAACATCATTAAATACAGAGATTATGTTATGGTTTTACTTATGCTAACAACTGGGATGCGAACTGTTGAAGTAGAACGTGCAGATGTTAGTGATTTAAATGTGATTGATGACGGTGAAATACTCTATGTTCATGGAAAAGGCAAAACATCGAAGAGTTCATTCGTTCGACTCTCGCCTTTAGTGAATAAAGCAATTGAAACATACATCATGAAAAGAAGCGACCAGTATGAACCGTTATTTATTGACCATAAACCTAAGTATTTAGGCCAAAGAATGAAAACCAGAAACATTAGACGTATTATCAAGGATCTACTCAGAGATATCGGATTTGATGATGATAAGCATACAGCACATAGCTTAAGACATACAACTGCAACATTAGCAAGACAATATGGAGCAAACAAGGATGACACTCAAAAGATTATGCGTCATTCAGATCCAGCAACAACAGAGATTTATATGCATGCGGAAATTAAAAGTCAGCATGTTTATGAACACGTAATTGCACAAAAGCTACTCAATCAAGAAGAAGATGAAGACAACTAAAATTTAAAAATAAATGAAAGGATAAATTATGATCAAAGAGTTTCACAACAACCGGTATGGGAAAGTTCGAACAGCGATTATTGATGATCGACCCTGTTTTAACTTAAAAGATTTAACCCATATTTACGGTATAAAAAATATCAACGATTTTCGCTCTAGAATTCCATCAAATGCAGTTAAGACCCTTGAGGTAAAAGACTCAAACGGAGCGTCTAAAAATAAGTATTTCATAATCGCTGACTATTTAAGTAGTTGTATGTTTCAATCAACCAAAACTGAGGCTGAGGCAATCACTGATTGGTTATACCGTACTGTATTACCAAATTTGATTAAATACCAAAAATACAATGTCGATGAATTTAAGGATCCAGATGTCGCATTAAAATTTTTAGAAGAGTTTGAGGATTTAAGGGTTAGGCATAGTGTTGTTGAAACACAACTCAAACTCAATGCACCAAAAATTAAATATATTGATCGTCTACTAGGTACTGGTAGTACGACAGACTTAGATATGGTTCATGAAGTTATTAGGTACCATGGACTAAAAAGTACAGAACTCTTAAAAATACTTAGAGCTAAACGCATCTTAGATGATTCCAATGTTCCATACCAGGAGTATTGTGACAAGAAGTATTTTAGAGTTGTTGAAGCTAAAGTTGTAAGTGGTGGGAGTACTGTAACCTCACAAAGAACCTATGTATACCGAAGTGGTATTACATTTATTGAACGCATATTAAAAGAATACCAAGGAGCAAAAGATGATAAACGAAACTAAGCGTCAAGAACCAACGCGAGATTATTACAAATTAGAAGAAGTTGCAGACATATTAAGAGTATCAAGAAGAACGTTATCAACTTATATCAAAAAAGGAAAACTACACGCATTTAAGATTGGACCAGGGTGGAGAGTATCGAAAGAAAACCTCATCAAGTTCATAGACGAGCTTCATAAACAAAGCAAAAATAAATAATGATTTATTACGCCGATAATGTGTGTATCAGGGCTATGAAAATGGAAAACGTAGGAAACAAAAGATAATGACATACAGAAGCATGCTATAGATAGAAACATAAAAATGGCATGCTTTTTGTGATGTGAAAGGACTAAAATAATGGCGAGACCGTTCAAAATGGGACTGCAGTACTTCCCATTCGATGTGAGTTTTTTTGAAGATGAAAAGATAACGGATTTAAATTTAATGTATGGAGTCATGGGCGAGATGGTATACATCCGCCTTTTGACCATGATTTATGCGCACGGGTATTATTTAGAAATGACAACAGAGCAAGCAGCAAAGGCACTTATTAAAAGCATTGGTAATGCTTGGGCTCCAAGTGTGAACGAAATAGAAAAAATTATTTTAAGAGCCGGTTCTAACGGGCTATTTGATAAAGAACTACTTAGTGTCGGTGTGTTCACTTCAAAAGCGATACAGCGGCAGTTTACGCTTTCTACAAGGCGTAGGCGTGGGATTGAGCATCAGAAGTATTGGTTATTGGATCAACATACGATGTTAGAGCTTAATAATTTCTATAAAAAGACGCCACAAGTTAATGTGGACAATAACCCTAGTTCAACGGCAGTTATTGATAACAACAATGATACTTCAAGTGATGTTATTGATACCAATAATGACACTTCAACTGAGGTTATTGCATACAAAAGTACACAAAAAGAAAAAGAAAAGAAAAAAGAAAGAGATAAAGAGGATAAAAAGGATAAAGGGGTATATTCATTACCTAATTATCACTACATCACAAAAGCAATTATTAGAAGCCAATACATAGAAGATGGAACACTAGAAATTGGTAAATACAATAAACTTTTTGATGAAGCAGTGTCAATTTATGGATTTGATGATGTCCTAGCAGCAATAGACTACATCGTGAGCTATTCAAAAAGAACTGAAACACCAATTGAAGATAAGTATAGCTTCATGCGTAAGTCTTTAATGAACAATCTTGAGATGTTCCAAAGAAGAAGGGAGAATAGTCATGAATCAATCGAGGACTGGTTTAAACGACTCGTTTTATAAATGGATAGATCAAGTAAGGCGATCTAAAAGAAAGCTACCTGAGCTTCAAGAAAAACTAGAATATTACAAAGTTAAACTCATAGGTTACCACGGAATATCATACGATCAGATTGGATCGAGAACTTCAAATAAAAATGGCGATGAGAATCTTCTTTATTGGATTGATAAGATTAATAAGGTTGAAGATGAACTAGAAATAATTAATGAAGTACTTAGGAAGTATGAAAATTTCAAAAACTCACTTAAAGATGAACTTAAGATTATTCTTGATTCACACATAGATAGAAGCAATGTACTAGTAATTCTTGATGAATTAGGGCTAAAAAGAAGTTCATATAATCAAAAAAAGGAAGATGTCATTAGATTGTGGCTGTTTTATAATAATAAAGGGTTTTCTCAAAACTGACACAAGATAGCCTTTAATTGCAACAAGATGTCGTTTTTTGCATATAAATAGTGTATAATGTTTATAATATGTTTAACGAAATAATTGACTATTTTTACAAATCAAGAAGGGGGCATTTTTATGTCTAATAAAAAAGAACAAGAACGCGCAGAACTCCATAAAACAATATGGCAAATTGCAAATGATTTAAGGGGTTCAGTTGATGGATGGGATTTTAAGCAATATGTACTAGGCATGTTGTTTTATAAGTTTATCTCTGAAAACCTTGTAACATATATTGACAAGAATCAAAAAGCATCTGGAGATATTCATTTTAGTTATGAAAAATTATCTGACGAAGATGCTGAAACTGCAAGAGAACAAGTGGTATCTGAAAAAGGGTTTTTTATTCTTCCGAGTGAACTTTTCTCTAACGTAGTTAAAAAAGCAGATCAAGATGAAAACTTGAATGTTACTTTAGAAAAGATTTTTAAAGATATTGAATCATCAGCAAGTGGTACAGAATCAGAGAAGAATATGAAAGGTTTGTTTGATGACATAGATGTTAACTCGAATAAACTTGGTGGCACTGTAGTTGAAAAGAATAATCGATTAAGAAAACTCATGAAAGCCATTGATGATTTAAAGCTTGGTAAATACGAAGATAACACCATTGATGCATTTGGAGATGCATATGAGTTCTTAATGACCATGTACGCAGCTAATGCTGGTAAATCTGGTGGTGAGTTCTTTACACCACAAGAAGTTAGTGAGTTATTGACAAGACTAGCGCTCATTGATTTTGGTAATCAATATACAGATAAAGATGGGAAAGTAGTAGTTCCAGATAAGACACATGTAGAAAAAGTCTATGACCCAGCATGTGGTTCAGGTTCTCTACTTTTAAAGTTCGCTAAGATACTAGGAAAAGATAACGTAGAACTAGGATTCTTCGGACAAGAAATTAATCTAACAACCTATAACCTTGCAAGAATTAATATGTTCTTACACGATATTAACTTTGAAAAGTTCAGCATCGGTTATGGTGATACATTGCAGAGTCCTATACACTGGGACGACAAACCATTTGATGCTATAGTATCCAATCCACCTTATTCAATTAAGTGGGAAGGTGATGCGAATCCATTATTAATTAATGATGAGAGATTCGCACCCGCAGGAGTACTAGCGCCAAAATCTAAAGCTGACTATGCATTTGTCATGCATATTTTAAGCTGGCTATCTTCAAATGGTACAGCATCTATTGTTGAGTTCCCAGGTATTTTATATCGTGGTGGAGCAGAACAAAAAATAAGAAAGTATCTAATTGATAACAATTATGTTGATTCAGTTATTCAATTACCATCTGATTTATTCTTTGGTAGTACAATCTCAACAGCTATTATGGTTTTAAGAAAGAACAAGAAAGATAATAAGATCCATTTTGTTGATGCCAGCAAAGAATATGTCCGAATTGATATTAAAAATAAACTATCGCCAGCAAATATAACAAAGATTTTAGACTCTGTTCGCAACAAAACAGATAGCGATCATTTTTCAAGATATGTTGATGTAAGTGAAGTAATTGAAAAGGAATATAGTCTAGCGGTTAATACTTATATTCAAGCAGAAAAGAACGATGAATCTATCGATATAAAAATGCTCAATTTTGAAATATCTGAAATAGTTAAAAAAGTTGATTTATTAAGAAAATCAATTGATTTAATAGTTGCTGATTTAGAAGGTGATGATGAATGAGTAAGCTAGATGAATTAATTAATAATCTGTGTCCTAACGGAGTAGATAAATATACTCTTGGAAGTATCGCAGATTATTCTAACGGTAAAAGCCATGAAAATGATGTCTCTGATGTTGGGACTTTCACATTAATAACGTCAAAATTTATATCAACTGAAGGTCAAATTAAGCGCATGTGTATGAATCGATTTTCACCGATTGAAAAAGGTGAAATTGCAATGGTTCTTAGTGATTTACCTAATGGTAAGGCATTAGCAAAATGTTTCTTAGTTGAAGAAGATGGTCATTATACTGTTAACCAACGCATATGCAAACTAAAACCAAATTTAGATATTGTTAGACCGAAATTCTTATATTATATTCTTAACCGAAACAAAGATCTATTAAGTTATGATAGTAAAGTAGATCAAACTAATCTTACAAGAAGTCAAGTAGAAAACTTAGTTTTGCATATTCCAAAATTCGAAGTTCAGGATGAAATCGTTAGAATTTTGAATAGTTTTACTGAACTAGAATCAGAACTTGAATCAGAGCTAGAAGCAAGAACCAAGCAATATGAATACTACCGAAATAAACTTCTTGATTTTTCTACTGGTTTGGTAGGAGTACCAAGAATTGATGTGATGCTATCTGAATTATGCCCTATGGGTGTAGAATTAAGAACTATTGAAGATGTCGGAACATACCGACGAGGATCCTTTCCACAACCCTATGGACTAGCGAAATGGTATGATGACGAGAATGGTATGCCATTTGTACAGGTTGTAGATGTGGAAAACGATAAGTTTCTATTGACACCAGACACAAGGAGAAAAATCAGTATTGAAGCACAAAAAATGAGTGTATTTGCACCAATCGGAACACTTATAGTTACCATTCAAGGAACAATTGGACGGGTTGCCATTACTCAATATGAAGCATTTATCGATAGAACTCTACTTGTTTTTAAAGAGACAGATAAAAATATAAACAAAAAATTTTTAGCGTATGTACTAAAACAAAAGTTTGCTCTAGAAGAAAAGACAGCTAGAGGAAGCACCTTAAAGACAATTACAAAAGAAGAGCTAAAAAACTTTTTAATACCTATTCCGCCATTAGAAATCCAAGAAGAAATAGTAAGAATACTGGATACTTTCAGTGAATACGTCACATCGATATCACAAGGATTACCTGCAGAAATTGCAGCTAGAAGAAAACAGTACGAATACTATAGAAATAAACTTCTCACCTTTTAAGGAGGTGCACATTTGGAACAAATGAAAATTATTGCACAACAAAGTGAATCTACGGTTGTTGCTGAATACCAATCACCAAATAATAGACAAACAGCCTATCAAAGTGAACGTGATCTCGAATTATCCTTAATTGCTCAACTTAAAAACCAAGGATATTCTTTTATAAGTATCCATGGTAATGATGATCTATTAAGTAACTTGCGAACTCAAATTGAAAGACTTAATAAGTTCACTTTCACTGATAAAGAATGGACTAAGTTTTTAAATGAATACTTAGATAATCCTATGCAAGGTATTGTTGAAAAAACAAAGAAAATCCAAGAAGATTTTATTTATCCACTAAGAAGAGAAGATGGCTCTCTTTTTAACGTTTTTTTAATTGATAAAAAACATATCCATAATAACAACTTGCAAGTGATTCACCAGTTTGAAGCTGATGGTAAATACAAGAATATTTATGATGTCACCATATTGGTTAATGGATTACCGCTTGTTCATATTGAGTTAAAGCGTCGTGGGGTTTCTATTAAAGAAGCATTCAATCAGATTAACCGATATGAAAGGGAAAGCTTCTGGGTTGGTAATAGCTTATATCAATATGCTCAAATCTTTGTTATTTCAAATGGTACAGACACTAAATACTATTCCAATACAACAAGAGAACTTGCATCCAAAGAAAATGTGAATAGTCAGTCAAATAAGAAAAAGACAAGTCACTCTTTTGAGTTTACAAGTTACTGGGCAGACGCTAGTAACAAGAACATCAAAGATTTAGCTGACTTTGCTTCCACGTTTTTTTCTAAGCACACACTCTTAAACATACTGACAAAATACTGCATATTCACGGTTGATGAGTCATTACTCGTCATGAGACCATACCAAATTGCAGCTACTGAAAAAATCATTAATCAAATTCATATCGCTAAGAATACGAGAAAAGTAGGTACGATTGATGCAGGTGGCTACATTTGGCATACAACAGGTTCAGGAAAGACTTTAACTTCATTTAAAACAGCAAGACTAGCTACTGAACTAGACTTTGTTAAGAAAGTGCTCTTTGTTGTTGACCGCAAGGATCTCGATTATCAAACGATGAAGGAATATGATAAGTTTGAAAAAGGTGCTGCTAACTCTAATACGAGTACTTCAGTGTTAAAGAAACAGTTAGAGAATCCTAATTCTAAAATCATTATTACAACTATTCAAAAACTTTCGATCTTTATAAAGAAGAATCCAAAACATGATATTTTCATGGATGATATTGTTTTAATTTTTGATGAATGCCATCGTTCACAATTTGGAGAGATGCATTTAGAAATCATTAAAGCATTTAAACGTTACTATATCTTTGGATTTACTGGCACACCAATTTTTGCGCTTAATACAACAACACACAATAAGTTTCCAACACTTAAGACTACTGAACAAGTCTTTGGTAGAAAACTTCACACATATACGATTGTAAATGCTATCCATGACGGTAACGTCTTACCATTTAGAATTGACTATCTAAACACTGCAAAAGCATCTGAAGCAATTGATGATAGCGAAGAAGTCTTTAACATAAAGCGTGAAGAGGCTTTACTAGATCCTAGAAGAATCTCAGAAAATGTTAAGTATGTTTTAGAACACTTTGCTCAAAAGACAAAGAGAAATGAAAAAGCGTACGATTTTAGTCGTACACTAAACATTGAAGAAGTTGCTAAAGCCAAATACCAGTCTATTTTGGATTCCGCTAAAGAAAAGAAGCAATTATTAAAAATAACTGGCTTTAATTCTATCTTTGCAGTTGCCTCAATTGAAGCAGCTAAAAGATATTATGCAGAATTTAAGAAGCAACAAGAGTCTTTAATTCCAGATCAAAGACTTAAGGTTGCAATGATCTATAGTTACCAGGCTAATGAAGAGTTAGATGGCACTTATGAAGAAAACAATGAAAACACTGATAATCTAGATCAAAGTTCTAGAGATTTTTTAGCAAGTGCAATCGTTGATTACAATACAATGTTTGGTACAAGTTATGATACTTCAAGCGACAAATTTCAAAACTATTATAAAGATTTGAGTTTAAGAGTAAAGAATAAAGATATTGACCTACTTATTGTTGTCAATATGTTTTTAACTGGATTTGATGCAACAACCCTTAACACCATATGGGTAGATAAAAAATTAAGAATGCATGGTCTAATTCAAGCATTCTCTCGTACAAATCGCATTTTAAATTCTATTAAAACATTTGGTAATGTTGTGTGTTTCAGAAATTTAGAACACCAAGTTAATGAAGCTATAAGTATATTTGGCGACAAAGATGCTGGAGGTATTGTTTTACTTAAATCGTTTAATGAATACTATCACGGTTATGATGAATTTAAGGGTTATAAAAACCTTGTTCAAGAACTATTAACCGAATATCCGATAGGACAAGATATCATTGGTGAACAAGCTGAAAAAGCATTTATATCACTGTTTAACCAAATATTGAAAACACGAAATGTCTTACAAAGTTTCGATGATTTTAAAGGCAAAGAAATCATCAGTGATTTTGATTATCAAGACTATCAAAGTATGTACCTTGGTATATATGAAAAGATTAAGCGCACTAAAAAAGGTGATGCTGAATCTATATCTGAAGAGATTGAGTTTGAAATCGAACTTGTAAAATCTGTAGAAGTTAACATTGATTACATATTGTTACTGGTTGCTAAATATCATGAAGATAATACACAAGATAAGAAAGTGGAAATCAATAAGGCAATTGATGCATCGCCATCTCTAAGAAATAAAAAGGATTTAATCCTAAACTTTATAGATTCATTGAGAGTGGATGCTTCTGTAACAGATGAATGGAAATCATATATTAATAGCAAGAAAAAAGAAGAACTTGATAAGATTATTCAAGAAGAAGATCTTGTTCCAACTGAAACACTTAAATTCATCGACCAAGCTTTCAAGACCGGAGAAATAAAAGAATCTGGTACTGCGATTGTTAAGGTTATGAAGCCGGTTTCAATGTTTGGCAAAAATAATGGTGGAGTATCTAGAAGTCAAAAGAAACAAAGCGTCCTCGATAAACTGATAGATTTCTTTAACAGATTCTTCGGATTATAACGTGTCAAACATGCAACTGTGAAGTGCGATTATTCATAAACAATATTGAAGACTTAGAAATATGGAGGTGATAATATGAAGAACACGAAAAATTTAGTGATCGAATTAGTATTACTATTAATGGTTAGTCTTTTAGATATAGGAACAGAGTGTTCTCTATTTCCTGATAATTTTACATCTGTTGTATTCTCAGCAATCGTTACAGTATCTGTTTTATCACTCACGTTACTGTCGATTATTCTAGATTCTGATTATGCTGTTTTAGGGGTTCCATTCAAAAAGTTCTCTAAATTTTTGAACTTTCCTATAAAGTATAAGCGATTTTATATAGTTTTAATAACTATAGTAATATATTCATTTCTTGCATTTCTTCTTGATTTACCTTTTACAATGATTCTTCTTTTTCTTTCAACTATCATTTGGATTGGTCTCTATACTTTGAAATATTACGAGTACCTAACAAATAATGATCTTGTTTCAAAATTCTTAACTGACAGGATAAGTATTGAAAAATATGGTGATGAAATCGAAAAACATATTATTACTGAACTTTCGACATTTGAAGACATGCATAGTAACGAAGCAGAATATTTGAGAAAATATTATAAGATTATTAAGAAGCAAAGACAGGAGTTGAGGGAAAATAATGCGCTTAGAGAATAATATCACGAGTCATGATGTTAGATTATTCATTAAACTTGTTGAAAGCAAGGGTTTTGAGTACGCACTTTCTAACTTCCTCTTAGATGTCTTTGATTACAGCGAGTTTTCAATAGAAGTCAATAACGTCATATGGAATGAAATCGAAAGGTTAAAAACATTGACTTTTTCTGAGTACAATCAAAGAAAATTAAACTATGAGATTGTTAATTTGTGTTCAAGTGAAAAAGTGCCATTCAACTATAAGTTGTTGTTGATTTATCAAATAATTACAAAGACTATTGAAAATAAGAATCTTGAAATAGCAGTTGAGGATCTTTTAGCAGATTTACTTGATAACCTATTTAATTATCCATTAAGTAAAGATCAGTTACAACTGAATGTATTACTTAGAGTGTTTAATGAACGTGTAATGTTCGAAAAGGACGAAATTAAACAAGAATTAGTGCTAAAAACCTTTATACGTACATTATCTAGATACGATTATATTGTTGAAAACAGCATAATATCCAAATTTCTATCCATAATGAGTGTTTTTATATATGGATTTATTAATTTCGAAGAAAGTATAGATACCAAATTTAAAGATAGATTCGGTAAACTACTGAAAAAACAGTATAACAACGATCTAACAGGTGACTCTACATCACTTCAAAAATTGATTGCTAAAAATTTTGACATATTAGCAGACATATTCCCTTATAAAGTTCATGATTTAGTTTTAGATAGTTTTGATTTAGGTTATAAACCAGATAAAAAAGTTTATGCAAGAACAGTATATTTCAGCGATTCATTAATTAGCGACTTGCGTTTTGCTTTTCAGGTTCTGTCTTCTAAATATGATTTTGTTTTAGGTGATTTTGTTAATTTGAGCGAAACAGACCAATATAGATTGAAGATTGCCCTAGACAGATTTGTGAGTAGTTTTAAGGTGGATGATTTAGACAACCCGTATCTTGATGATAAGATTAAAGATGTTGTAAGTAAAGTAAGTGCATTATTTGGAGTTTTTAACAATGATTTAATGCCTTTAAATCAAGTATTCGAAGAAGCTAATAATCAATTATCAATGTTAAATGATACGGTTCCAGTTGTACATATTAATAATACCGTGGACAATTTAGACAATTTTTATACAAATGATGAAAAGACGAGCTTTGAACTTAGCGTTAATAATTTGGATATTTTTGGTGCATCTGAAAGCTTAGAAGGCTCTATTAGGGATCTATTGCATTTAAATTTTGGTGTAAATGATACTCGCGAGATATCAAACAATGTTTTGGCTGGATTCATGGATAGTCAATCTTTAAGTGTTGCTTTGGAAGTTTTATTCAAAATCCATTTAAAGAAGATTGAAATCAAAAAATCAGATTTTAACTTGGAAATGATTTCAGATTTGATAGTCGAATATGAGATAGATAAATATAATCTACTAAACTACTATGATTATAAAAACCATACTACTCTAAATCTAGATGAAAATTTCAATTCATTACTTCATGAGAAAAGAAATATTAATGGATTACCAAATGTTTTTCTATCAACTCGTAAGTTTAAATTTTCATTAAAACCTACAATCGTCAACAGACATTCATTAACAGATGATGATGTAACCGAACTGTTATCCAATAAGTTCCGAGTATCAAATGGACTATATAAGATAAATAACGTTTATTTGCCTTTTGATAAGGCTTTTGATATTGTAAAAAAGAACTTTACAAGAGATGTCTTTATTTTTCGTTACGTTTTTGAGGAGACGGAAGATGCTGGGTTTTATATCGTATTTGAATAAGCCATATGGAGTCACTCAGAAACTCGATCTAAAATATTGTTTTTAGTTGCGCCGATAATCTGTGTATGTGGACTAACAAAATGGAAACGAAAAGAAAAGCAATACGATAAAGAACTTATGGTTATTATTGGTTGGAAAAGACTAAGAATAATGTATGGGTTCGATTATGCTCTAAGCATATAGATAAAAGTTGACTATTTTGATATGCTATAAATAACATGGAATACTGGCTTTAAAACCAGCCTAGAAATAATGGGAATTCAGAAATGAGTTCCTTTTTGTTTTTGCAGAGATACTTGTAGTATTCCAACTGGTAAACTATTACAGTTTTATGCAATGACAGTTGTACAGTTGGAGTGATTGAATGAAAGGGAAAATGCTAGATCTGTATGAGCGTTGGGAAGAATCTGGGCATCTAAATAGTAGATTAAAAGCCATATCTGAAATGATATCTAAACGTGCAACTCAAAGACAGGTTGCTGAATACTTAGGTATCACAGAAAAGACACTCATTAAGTTAAGAAAAGCCCATCCTAAATTGAACAAAGCATTTCAATATGGGGATGAGGAGTTAAAAGAGAAGCTTGTCGATGCTATGTATCAACGGGCTGTTGGATTTGAATATGAAGAAACACAAACTGTGATTGAAGAGACAAAATCAGGTACTAAAAAACGTATTACAAAATATAAGAAACAGTCGCTTCCTGAAATCACGGCAATTAAATATTTACTCATTACAAAGTTCGGTATTGAGTATAACGAGAAAAAAGCAGAAATCGAACTGATGACCAAACGATTAGAAAAAGGTGAAGAGGTATGGATCAATGAATATCGTGATGAAGAAAGTATCAGCACTCCAAGAGTACGAAAACAATCCAAGAAGCAATGATGCTGCAATAGATGCAGTAGCTAAGAGTATTGAGGAGTTTGGATTTAAGGTTCCGATTGTAATCACAAAGGATCATGTTATCATTGCAGGTCATACAAGACTGAAAGCAAGTCTTAAGATTGGTCTTGATGAAGTGCCGTGTATTATTGCCGATGACTTGTCAGAGGAACAAATCAAAGCATTTAGGCTTGCTGATAACAAGACTGCTGAACTTGCTACTTGGGATTTTGCTAAACTTGAAGCAGAACTTGCGAATATTGAAATGGATATGACACTCTTTGGCTTTGAGGAATTAGAAGCTGATGTCCCAGACAACGCAACCGATGATGACTTTGATCCATCAGATGATTTTACTGATACACCATATACACAAAAAGGCGATATTTATATCTTAGGAAGTCACCGTGTGATGTGTGGTGATTCAACAGAAAAAGCAGATGTTAACAGACTGATCCAAGACGATCGTATTGATCTTGTTTTTACGGATCCACCTTACAATGTGGATTATGAAGGAACTGCTGGAAAAATAATGAACGATAAGATGGAAGATAATACCTTCTATCTTTTTCTTTATAAAGCCTTTGAGAATATGTTTGAACATACAAAACCAGGTGGTGCCATTTATGTATGTCATGCTGATACTGAAGGACTCAACTTTAGAAATGCCTTCAAAAATGCTGGGTACAAACTTGCTGAGTGCCTTATCTGGGTTAAAAATGCTCTTGTATTAGGCAGACAAGATTATCACTGGCGACATGAGCCAATTCTTTATGGATGGAGAGAAGGTGCAGCACATTACTTTGTTGATGACCGCACACAAGATACCATCTGGGAATATAACAAGCCAAAAAGAAATGAAGAGCATCCAACCATGAAACCTCTAGAGCTTGTTGGTAAAGCAATCGCCAACTCATCTAGAGTTAATGAGATAGTCCTAGATTTATTTGGTGGCTCTGGATCAACCATGATCGCAGCTGATCAGCTTCAAAGAAGTGCGAGACTCATGGAACTTGATGGAAGGTTTGTCGATGTTATTGTCAAACGCTATATCAAATACAAAGTATCACTTGATGATTGCTATCTCATCCGTAATGGAAAAGAGATACCGCTTGGTCATATTAATGACTTTCAGATATTGTCACTATAGTGAGCAATTAATGTCGAATTGACTTGCTATTTAGAGCCTTTAGAGTGATATATAGTAGTAACCAAAAAAGGTTAGAAAGAGGCAATAACGATGAAAGTTAAATTTGATACACATACATGCAAAGAACAGATAGTTCCACAAGATGATTTTATTATTGAAAAAGTAGTTGAGATATCTGAAAGACGATTTAATAAGTTCTTAGATGATATGCTCGGTGATTATGATTTTATAAAAGAACACAAGGATTTAATGTACACAGATAGTAATAATGTATGGCATGCTATATTGGTTACAACTAAAGATTTAGATTATGGAATCCTAATTCAAGCAGATGGTTCAAGTTATGCTAGATACTCCGCATTTATTAGAAAAAGTGAGATAGGAGGATTGGGCGATGGAAAAACAACAACCGCTTAAAGATTGGATTCAAGCGTTCAATAGTGGAAGCTTTGAATCAAATGATGTAAAAGTTCAAATCAAAGCTGGATGGTACGATTGGTTTTGTAAAGACTCAAGCTTAAAGAATAAAACCAAACGCATGGGCAACATCATCAAGCAAATAAAACCAGGCGGCAAGGTTGATCTAGATAACAGTTATGTCTGGTTCAAGAACAATTGTCCACTTCAAGGTAGTCTTTATGATGATTTTAGAATTGCAGATTTGGAATCCGATGTCACATTGATTGTCGTTCAACTAAACTCACCATGGCATGATAAGACGTACACAGTTTATGAACGATTAACACACTATGAAAAAGTTGTATTCTCAACGGACTCTGTTAAAGAACTTGTTAAGTGGTTAAATGAAGGGTGGGATATGCATGTATAACTATTACAACAGACATCCCAAAGGCATCAAAACTGGTGACTGTGTGGTTAGAGCGATTTCAACAGCATTTGATAAAGACTACATGGAAACAAGAAGAGAACTCAATCATAAAAAGCGTGAATGGAATTTCACCAGTTACAAGGATACAGAGTTTATCTATAAGTATTTAGAGAATCGCCCAAGATACATTTTTAAAGCGGTTAAAGGTGAACCTAGAATTAAAGGTACAGATTTTGCAGAGCTTCATCCAAAAGGAACATTTATATTAAAGATGGCCGGACACTTGAGTGTCTGTAAAGATGGTGTCATTCTAGACATTTGGGATTGCACCTATAGAAGTGTTTATACAGCATGGAGAATTGACGAGGAAACAACATGAAAGTAAATTTTATAAGAAAACCAACACCAGAGGAACTTATCCCTCAAGATGAATTTATCGTTGAAAAGACCATAGTTCTAGAAAGTGAAGTATTTGAAGGATTCATCAGAGATCCATTAAATGATTATGACTTCATCAAAGAATATCTAGATTTGATGTATTGCGATAAGGAAGGTATATTTCACTGCTTGTTAGTCACATCAGATAAACATGACTTTGGTATCCTGGTTGAAAGTGAAGGATATCATTACGCAAGGTATGCAGCATTCATACCACTCATCAAAAACAAAACAGAAAACTAAGGAAGCGAGCAAGCTTCCTTTTTAACTATTTAAAGCGAGGATAACAAATGAAAATTATAACAAGTGAATCTGTCTTTAAGGGACACCCAGATAAAATATGTGACCAAATTAGTGATGCTATCTTAGATGCACACTTAGAACAAGACAGAAATGCAAGAGTAGCAGTAGAAACAGCCATCAAGGATGATGTTGTTTTTATCTTTGGTGAGGTCACATCTAAAGCTTCAGTGAATTATAAAGAAGTTGCACTAAACACATTAAAAGAAATCGGATATGATGATCCATTCGATGTGATTGAAAAGATATCTAAGCAATCAGATGATATTGCACTTGGTGTGAATCGTACGAATGATCATGAACAAGGTGCAGGTGATCAGGGCTTAATGTTTGGTTACGCTTGCAAAGAAACGCCTGAATTAATGCCTTTACCAATCGTAGTGGCACATGACATCGCAAGAAGCATTGACGAGCTTAGAAAAGCAAAGTACGGCCACGTGTTTGGTCCAGATGGTAAGTGTCAAGTTTCTGTAGTCTATGAGAATAATGAACCGATTGCTTATGAAACAATCGTAGTGTCTGCTCAAACAAGACATGGCATTCAATTAGATTATGCTAAAGAGATTATTCTAAACGAAGTATTGAAGCCACTGATCGGTGAAGATCTTTCTCACATTCAAGTTCTAATTAATCCAACAGGTGCTTTTGTCGTTGGTGGTCCGTATGGTGATTCTGGATTAACAGGTAGAAAGATTATCGTTGATACCTATGGTGGCTATGCTAAACATGGCGGTGGCGCATTCTCTGGCAAGGATGTGAGCAAGGTAGACCGCAGTGCAACTTACTATGCCAGATTTGTAGCAAAAGCCCTTGTAGCGGCAAATTTAGCGGACAGATGCGAAGTTAGTGTTTCATATTCCATCGGAGTAGCAAATCCTGTGAGTGTATCGGTTGATACCTTTGGAACAGGTGTTACTTCAGATGAGGTTTTATTGAAGTTGATTAAAGAGAACTTCAACTTTACGCCATCAAGTATTATCAAAGAATTAAACCTGGACAAAGTGAAGTTTAAACCGCTAGCATCTTATGGACATATTGGACGCGTGGATCTTGATGTTGCTTGGGAACAAGTAGATTCTAAAGCTAAACAACTAAGTGAATCATATGAGCAAACCAAAAGAGCTACACAGGTTCTATAAGTCGAAGGCTTGGCTGATTGCTCGTAATCTTAAAACAAACGCCACACAGGGCAAGTGTGAGCGGTGTGGTGCAATTGGTGAAGAGGTACACCATAAGATTAGGTTAACAGTTGATAATGTTAATGATACTAATATTAGTTTGAATCAAAATAATCTGGAGTTGTTATGTAAGGACTGTCATAATGAAGAGCATGGGAGATTTAAAAAGAAAGATGTAATGTTTGATGAACATGGGAACTTCATAGTAAAACTGTTATAATAAAATAAAAAGGGGTTTTGTTATGAGTTCAAACACTAAGGATACTGTCATAGGTGCTATAGCCGCAATAATTGGATCTGCTATTGGAGCAGGAGTAGTACAGTATGCAACAAACAAGGAATTTAAAAACTGGGTTAACAATAATCTATATCCTGCAGCTAAAAAAATTGTAGTTAGATTTTCACCGCACACTATAAAAGCTGCAAAAGAAAAGATAGAGAGCAAATATATTAATAAACCTATTGTGAAAGATGTTCTTTTAGAACTTATGGACTTTTTTATTGAAGGGATCGTTAAGTTCGATGAGATGTTTGAAAAGCGATTATTCGAGTCAAGACAATATTTACCCGAAGTTCATAAAGAATTAATTGCTATTGAAGAACAATAGTTTCTAATCCCCCCCATTAACTAGTAATTAACTATTAAAGGGTACCGCATGGGTGGGCCTTTAAAAAATGAACTTCAATTTTTTTGAAAATTTGGAAATTAGGTGCAGAATATGAAACCCTTTTTAGATGAAAGCAAAATTAATAGGTTTAGAGAACTCATTAATTCGTCACCTATTTTTTATAGAGATGAAAAGCACGCCAATAATTGGAACTTAATCTGTGTATTTATGGATAGGATAAACGACTCAATAAAATCTCTAACTGCTCATGATTTTCTTGCTGAAGATACTCGCTCAACTGATAATTTAATTTTATTTATAGTTCATACTGATATTATTGTTGAATCAATTAATAAACTCTTTGATAAGCTAGGAATTGATAATCCACTAAAAGATAAAAGTGATATATTTAATCAACTAGGCGATGGACGAGGAACAGATAATAAGTTCTTTAAACACCTAAGAGCTTTATCATATGCCCATTCAATCGAAACTGCGCATGCAAGTCCTTATGTGAAAAAGGGTGAAACCCAATACTCACCGTACATAATGAACCATTCATTATTTCAGGAAAACCATATCACCATTAGTGTTTATTCGTCGATAGAAGAGAATGACATGTATACTATTAGATTTCCTAAGTTACAACTCATTAGGTTTGTTGAGAGCAGATACAATTTAGTTGATTACTTAAATGATTATCTACAAGAAGAGGTTACAAATCATAATGATCAACAAATTAGTGATGTTATAGAAATTTCAGAAGATCCGATTCAAACGTTATCAAATTTAAAACAAGCAGCAGTTAGAAGATATGATGACTCACTTATTAATTACATTGATGAGATCATCTATACTTTAAATTATCAAACATCAAATGAGAAAAATCAGAATGCTGTTGATAAGCTGAAAGACTTTATTATACCTGTGATTAGTGAGTTTATAGCCTTGTACCAGATAATGGATGACTCACATTACAATCATGTATTTATGTCTGCTTTGAGTTTTCAATGGAAGACTGATATTCCAATGGCCCATTATATGTTAGAAAAAATCAGATTGTATTTGATTGAAGAGTATGGTCCTAATGTGTATAATTTCGATCAATCAAGTCCATATGATCCAAATACTGAGTCTAATGTTGAATGGGGATTTCAACAATTGAAGATATTCAAATCAGTATTGGCTGATGATTATGTAGAAATAGATTATCATATGCCATTCAAGGAGATACAACTCTTAGTATCAGCAGTACTATATTTGAATCATGTTGCCAAAAAAGGATGAAGTCACTATAGTGGCTTTTTTCAATAAAAAAACAATGTTTGAATTGAATTATTCATTTCAACTAAACATTGTTAAATTACAGTTACTTTTTCTTCTTGCAGTTAAGTAATAAATTGAGAATTGAGATCAATAAACTTATTAAAGAAATCACTACTCTTAGAGAATCTAGACTCACAACATTTCACCTTTTTCTAGAGGTTATGCATTGATAAAATAAAAAGCAATGCAAAAATTTAACTTTGCATTACCCGACATACCTTTTTTTACCTAGTCAGTTTCTAGTTCTATGTCCGACGTTTTTACCTCTGTCGATGAGTAGTGATTTCTTTCGAGTTTGACCTGTTCTCTCAGTTTAAAAGCCTTTTACCTGTATGGTCAGTTTCTTGGTAATATTTAGAGTTATCCTCTAACCATATTATACTAAAAATACTACACAAAATCAAATATCACTATACTGAATGAGCGAGGTAATGAGCTATATGAATAAAGTGAAAGTTGAATATGAGCGACTTCGGTCGCTTTTTTCATCGGTTGATGAAACAAAAACAAAACTGGTAGACAATCTTATTGAACAAGCAGCATTTATGAAGATTGAACTTGGAATCCTTCAGGACCAAATAAGAAAACATGGAGCTATTCAGATATCAAATAAAGGTGCTCAAAGACAAACTGAAGCAGCGAAGTATTATACAAAACTAGTGAATTCATATGGAACAGTCATCAAAACACTTAATTCCATAATGGGTAAAAACATTATTGATGAAGATGATGAGTTTGACAAGTTCATAGGTAGAATGTCATAATGAATTATTTATTGAGATATTATGATGAGATACAAAAGGGTAATATTATTGTTGGAAAAGAACTATTGACAGTCTTAGAATCACTCATTAAAGATATTGATAACCCAAGATACATTTTTGATGAGAAACCTGGAAACATTCGAATCGAGTTTATTGAAACCTTCTGCAAACATACCAAAAGCCCTTTTAATGGTGAACCATTTATTCTGGAACTATGGGAGAAAGCAATCCTTCAAGCTGCCTATGGATTTAAGATGGCGGAAACAAATCTAAGAAGATTCAATGAAGTTTTATTATTGATTGCCAGAAAGAATGGTAAGACCACTTTTATTGCAGGGATTGATTTGGCTGAGTTCTTTTTATCTAAAGGTGGTGTTGATATCGTATGTGCATCTAATACATCTGAACAAGCCAACATTCTATTTGAAGAAATTAATAACATGAGAGAAGGTTCGAAAGCTCTATCTAATGAAAAAAGAAGCAAGAAGAATATCTTTCACATTTACTCACCAAAAACTAAGAATAAGATAAAAAAACTGTCTGCACAATCAAGAAATAAAGATGGCTATAACATCGAGGTTGGTTGTATTGATGAAGTTCATGAAATGACTGATTCAAAAGTCTATGATGCAATCAAGCAAAGTCAATCAACCAAAGAAGAACCTTTAATTTTTATTATTACAACTGAAGGTAATACTGTGGGTGGTTTCTTAGATAGTAAACTTGATTATGTCAGAAAGATGATCAAAGGGGAGATCGACGATGAACGTGTACTTCCCTGGTTATATACTCAAGACTCAATTAATGAAGTTTATGAGGATAAAAGTTCATGGCAAAAAAGTAATCCAAGCTTAGGCACTGTTAAGACTTACTCATATCTTGAGGATCTAATGAATAAATCAAGACATGACTTAGCAACAAGGGTTACGATGCTTTGTAAAGACTTTAATATTAAGCAATTAGAACAAGGATCATGGTTAACGTATAATGATCTAAACAATGAAGCAACCTATGATATCAATGAGCTAAGAAACAGTTACGCCATTGGTGGTGTTGACTTATCATCAACCACCGACCTTACAGTTGCACTCTTGCTGCTAATCAAAGATGGTAAGAAGTATGTTATTCCACAATTCTTTATGCCAAGTGAAGTAATTAAACGCAGAAAAGAAGAGGATAACGTGCCATATGATATATGGGTTCAAAGAGGATTAATTACTGTAACTGAAGGTAATCAAAATGACTTCACACTTGTGACACAGTGGTTTCTAACAATGATAAGAACCTATGAAATTAGACCTTTATGGGTTGGGTATGATCCATGGAATAGTCAGTACTGGACTAAAGAAATGGAAGATTTAGGTTTTGAAATGGAAAAGGTCAGACAAGGAATCTATTCACTGTCAGAACCAATGAAGCAATTAGAGGCCGATCTAAAAAATGGCAATGTGATCTACAATAATAATCCAATTATGAAATGGAATCTATCAAATACCCAAGCTAAGATTGATATCAATGGTAATATTCAACCATCAAAGCTAGGAAGTAAGTATAAAAGGATTGATGGAGCTGTAGCACTTATTATTGCCTATGCAGTTCTTAATCGATATAAACTTGAATATGAAAACATGTTATAATTGCTTTAAAGAATAGGTGGTAATCATGGATAAACAAGTAGATTTCAAGAATTTTACAAAGTTAGACCTAGATAATTTAATAAGTGTTGCATTTCCATTTCATGTTGCTCTATTAGGTGAGGCGATAATTGGTTATTTTATGCAAGAATATTTGAAGTCCATTTCTGTCAAGATTGAAAAACATCAAGTGTTTCAATCTAGTATATACTTTGAACACGCACATCTTACTATTTATAAGTTGCTACTCGATCAATCAGGAAAATCATCTTTAAATATACAAAAACTAATTAGCATTTTAATAGATCTTGAATATAATCCAGATAAGAGTGATGACTTACAAGAGTTAAGAAAAGAAATTCAAGCAAATGTTATCAAAAAGTATGAAGGAGTTTTAAATCATGTTAGAACTTTTCGAAACAAGCTTCATGCCCATATAATTGTAATGCCTATTGAAGAAAAGCCTAAATTGAGTAATGACTCAAATATCTATTACAAAGACTTGATGCCATTGATAAATGCGACAATAGTGTATTACATAAAACTCATGACTATTTTAGGTTTTAATCATGATTTAAATGAGTATATCGATTTAGATAAGACTATTAAAAATAGACTTGAAATACTTCTTGGTCGATATAAAAATGCTTAACAATCGGAGGTCAAAATGGCCATATTTAAACGAAAGAAAAAACTGGGCTCAGCTGAGTCCTTTAAATTTATCAACGAAATTAATCTACCACTTACAAGCTTTGGTACTAATATCTCTAAATCTGATGTTGTAAAGGTTGCTATTGATAGGATAGCAAGTCAGTGTGCAAAACTAAAACCACGATATATAAAGAAAGCGAACGATAAGACAGTTACGGAGAAATCTGGCAAACTGTCTTTTATTTTAAAGCATCAACCCAATGAGGTCATGACTCCTTACCAATTTATTTATATGGTGATTACGACACTACTCATGAACGACAATGCATTTATCTATCCTATGTTTGATGGTTCAACCGGTGAAATCAAAGCACTATATCCACTTAAACCGTCCATCGTTGAGCCAATCATAGATTCAGGTGGTAGTTACTATTTAAAGTTCAGCTTTGATAGAGAAGAATCCTTCACGATTCCATATGAGAACATTATTCATATTAAAAGGTTTTACCATACGAATCAGATCTTTGGTGGATCGGGTTCTAAAGGTGACCAAGAAGCACTCTTAAAAACAATTCAAATTAATGAGAATGTGCTTCAAGGAATTGATAACGCACTTAAGAGTTCCATGCAGATTAAGGGACTTCTTAAAATGAGTGCTATGTTAAGTGAAACAGATAAGAAAAAACAACTTGAATCATTTAACGAGATACTCAAAGAGTCCATTAGAAATAAAGGCAGTTCAATTATTCCTGTCGATTTAAAAGGTGATTATGTACCTTTAACAACAGATCCAAAGTTAATTGATAAAGACACCTTAGAGTTTTTACAATCAAAAATCCTAGATTACTTTGGTGTATCAGTTCCAATCTTTCATTCCGAATATACAGAAGATGAGTTCAACTCATTTTATGAACAAACCATCGAGCCTTTAGCCATTCAAATGTCTGAGGCTTTTTCTTTAGGTTTGCTTACTCAAAATGAAATCATGCGTGGTGAAGAGATTATCTTTTACAGTGAAAGACTTCAATACGCATCCTGGAACACAAAAGTTACTGCGATTGAAAAACTCATGGGTTTAGGCATTATGTCACTGAATGAATCAAGAGGGTTGTTAGGACTTGAACCAGTAGAAAACGGTGATAGAAGATTACAATCACTTAATTATGTCGATGCTACAAAGGCAAACGAATATCAAGTAGGGAAGGATGATTTAAATGAAGGTAACAATTAACGGTAAGGTTTCAAAAGATGTATTAAATACAGTCTTAGAAGAACAGAAAGAAAAGATTAATACGATAGAAACCTTTTGTAAGTCACACAAGATTAGTGAGTTTTCATACAAGGACAATGAACTTGAATTTGTGTATGAAAAGCAAGTAGCAAAACCTAAGGAGGTTGAGAAACGATGAAGAAGGAAACCAGAATAGCAGAAGTTAGGCTAGAAGAAACCGATGACAAGATGATCTTAGAAGGATATGCGATCGTTTATGATGAACCCACTCTAATTGGTGATGAATCCTATGGGTTTATCGAAAGTATTAGTAGAAGTGCTATCACTGATGCAGCCATCAAAGATGTGCCAATGAAGTATAACCACATGGACTCATTTTTAATCATTGCTCGAACTAAAAACGGCTCACTTACTTTAACAAGTGATGATGTCGGATTAAAGGTTAGAGCTGAGTTACTAGATACACAAAGCAATCAAGATATTTTTAAGATGGTCAAATCAGGCTTGTTGGATAAGATGAGCTTTGCATTTGTTGTAAGTGAACAGGAATGGAATCGTGATGGTGATATTCCAAAAAGAACTATCAGAAAGATTGAACGTTTATATGATGTTTCAATCGTTGATACACCTGCTTATGATAAGACTTCGATTTATGCTCGTTCTTTAGAGGCTATGGACTTAGAACTAAAGACTATGGATTTAGCAGAGCAAAATATGAAGGCTGAGCTTATAAGAAGAAAACTAAATTTGAAAATAAAAATAGGAGAATAAGAAGATGAATTTAGAAAAAAGAAGTAATGAGATTAAAGCACGCATCACTGAAATCAAAGGTTTGATTGGTGCGGAAGTAACACTTGAAGTGTTAGAACAATTAGAAGCTGAAGTTGATGAATTGAATAAAGAGAAAGATACAATTGAAAGAAAGCTCGCTATTCAAAATAAAACGAAAATCAACCCAGTGGTTATTGAAAGATCAAATCATGTGGATAAAGATCAATTAGAAACTCGCGGTAAGAACTTAAGAGAAAGTAGAGTCATTCAAGTTTCAAGTGAAGAGATTCTATTACCTGAACACATTGCTGATGGTATTGCACCACATCCATTTGCACAAGTATCTGCATTAGTAGATAAAGTAAAAGTTGTGAACTTAAATGGTGGTGAAACCTACAAGAAGTCATTTGTCAAAGGTAGCGGTATTGCTGGTTTAACTGGAGAGGGTGAACCTTATTCAGAAACAGAACCAGAGTATGGTTATTTAACAATCACTAAGGTGAAAGTTACTGCTTATACAGAAATCACTGAAGAGTTAGAAAAACTTCCTAACTTACCATATCAAGCTGAAGTCTTAAAGAACATTAATCTATCACTCAAAAAGAAGATTAGTGAGCAAATCCTTAGAGGTCCAGGAACATCAAACACATTCACTGGTATCTTCAGTGATAAGGCAATCGCTCTATCTGATACTGCTGATTTAGAAATCACCTCAATTACAGACTCAACTTTAGATGATATCATCTTTGCTTATGGTGGTGATGAAGAAGTCGAAGGTGGAGCTTACTTAATCCTTAACAAGAATGATTTAAGAGCATTTGCTGGATTACGTACTGCAGAAGGTAGAAAAGTCCACACGATTGACTACATCAACAACACGATTGATGGTATTCCATATATCATTAATTCTCATTGTAAGGCTATTTCAGATACAAATACTGCAGCTGGAGAATATGGTCTAGCCTATGGATCCTTACTCAATTATGAAGTGCCTGTTTTCTCACCTGTTGAGATTAGCAAGTCTAATGATTACAAGTTTAAAGATGGCATCATTTGCTACAAAGCGTCCGTATTTACAGGCGGTAACGTTGTAGGATATAAAGGCTTCCTAAGAGTTAAAAAGAAAGCCTAAGTACCGATAGAATAGAGGTTAGAATATGGGACTACTTGAAACAGTAAAAAAATCACTATTGATTCCAATCAGTGAAACATATGCTGATGATGAATTAAATAATCATATTAGTGCATGTAAAAACTTACTCGTATCTACAGGGATCACACCAGCAGTTGTAGAGAACCATCCATTAGCTCATTCGCTAGTGGTTATTTACTGCAAGACCTTCTTCGGTTTTAAAGCAGATGGTTCTGTGAAAGATTTACCGAAGAGTTTTGATATGCTCTTGAATCAATTAGCATTATCAAGTGGTGATTATCATGTTTCCGAGTAGTCCTAATATTCGACTGACTTTATTAAAGATCACATTAGTTAAAGATGAGATCGGCAATCAAGGTTATGGTTTCATTTCTAAAAAAGAAGTCATTGGCATTTCAAAGTCAGTAACTTCTAAAGAGTATTATGAAAGTAAGAAGAACGAATACAAAGTAGACATGGCACTTAAGATTCAAAGCTTCTTGTATGACGGCAGCAAGTACGCAATCATCGATGACTTGATTTATCAGATTGAACGAACATATCTACAAGGACAGTTTTTAGAACTTTATTTGATGGAAACGAATATAAAGGTAAGTGATATAAATGGCTACGCTAAATGACTTTGTCGATGAAATTAATCATGAGATATCAGAATACGCTGAATCAGTTAAAAAGGAACTAGAACAAAAACTTGATGAAACAGCAGTATTGATATTAGAGTATGTCATTGCAAATACACCAAGAAGTGGTAGAAAAGGTGCGATGGCAGATGAGTTTATAAAGACTGACATTGGTGAAGGTCACACTAAAACAATTGTTATCCATGCAAAAGAAAAGGGTAGATTGGTTCATTTGATTGAATTTGGGTTTCAACATAAAAATGGAAAGTATGTCGCTGCAAGACCTTTCATGAGACCTGCATTTGACTACTTTACACCTAAAATGCTGGATGATATCAGGAGGATTATACGTGGGAACTAAAGAAAGATTAACATACGTTTATGGACTTCTTAACGAAGTCATACCAGGTAATGTTCATTATGCTCTTTATGCTACTGATAATGCTGAACCACCTTTTATTGTCTATCAAGAATTAAACAAGAATCCCAAAGTCTATGC